CACTTGGTGTTTGAGGTTAGTAATGGTGTGACACTTTGCGAAAAATGTCATCAGACCGCACATTCGAAAGCCAAAATATTAATTGAGCAGGTTGTTGAAGAAAAAATGAGGAAAAACAATGAGTAACAAAAATAAAGTAGCATTGATAACCGGGGCTGCCGGTCAAGACGGTTCTTATCTTTCTGATTACCTTCTCTCTTTGGGTTATGATGTTGTCGCTATGGTTCGTAGGTCTACTCGTGGAGATTTTGGTGATAACAATAGGCATCTCAAAGATCATCCACAATACCATATTGAACATGGCGATGTAACAGACATGACCAGTATTATTTCTATAATACGTAAGTATAAAGATATTGGAATGCCTATAAAAGAATTTTATAATTTAGCTGCTCAATCTCAAGTCCATCGTTCGTGGGAAGAACCCCAATCCACTTGGGAAACTAATGCTACTGGGGTTCAAAATTGTCTTGAGGCTGTTAGGTTAGAAGATCCCTCTATAAGATTCTACCAGGCATCAACTTCGGAAAGATTTGGCGATGTTCTATGTAGTGTTCAGAATGAAAAAACAGAATGTCGCCCACGCTCGCCTTATGGTGCCGCCAAGGTTGCTGCTGAAGGTTTGGTCAAAGTATATCGTGAGAGTTATGGTCTATTTGCCTGCTACGGAATTTTGATGAATCACGAAAGCCCACGTAGAGGAGAAGAATTTGTTACTCGCAAAATTACAAAATATGTGGCCCGTGTTTTTGCTGAAATAAGTAAAGAAAGAGAAAAATATTTATGTTCATTAAGTGATCAGGTTGAAAAAGATGAATTTACATCTAAGCCAGATGTAGAGCAAGTGGCTCTTATTCTTCCTAATATAGAGATCGAACCACTTGGGCTAGGCAATCTTGATGCCAAGAGAGATTGGTCGCACGCTGCCGATATGGTCCGTGGTATGCATATGATGCTCCAGCTTCACAGCCCTAATCAGAAACCCTGTGATTATGTTCTGGCTTCCGGTAAGACTCGCAGCATCAGAGAGTTCTTGGATGCGGCATTCGCAGTTATTGGAGTAACCGATTGGTCTAGATTTGTGGTGGTGGACCCCAAGTTTTATCGCCCTGCTGATGTTAATCTGCTTTGTGGAGATGCTTCTAAAGCTAAAGCCGAACTAGGGTGGGAACCAGAAATATCGTTTGATCAATTAGTCCAAGAGATGGTTATGACTGATATTAAGAGACTTATGAAGACATGAGCGATAGTCGTCCAGAAAAAAACACGCCCGAATACAAGGCTTGGAGATCCAATGTATTTACTAGGGATCGCTGGACTTGTCAGAAGTGTGGCGAAAAGGGTAATATCGAAGCTCATCATATAGTTAGGTGGAGTGATTCTAAAGCATTAAGATACTCTATAATGAACGGGATAACGTTGTGTATCGAATGTCACAAAGAGGTTACTGGGAACGAAGAATTCTGGAGAGATAAGTTTAGACGTATTGTAGCTCGTACTGTAGCCAACCAAAAAAAAGGATCTTCAAAGTCGTCTAGTGGCAAACGTAAAAAAAAGAAAAAATCAAAATTACAACCCTTTGATATATTTTTATCTGCATTGAAATTTACAATGCATGGTGGTAAAAGATGAAGTGTTTAAATTGTGACAAAGAAGCTAAAAACGACAGACTTTTTTGTTCCGTCGCTTGTCGTAACAGTTATGGATATGAACTGGTCAAATGTGAATATTGTGGCAAATACTACGAAAGACAGAACAAAATACCAGAATGTTGGGGGCAGGCTTATTGCTGTTTCGAACATTTTGCTATAGCTACTCGCCAGCAAAAAAAAAGAACTAAGTGTGGAGTGTGTGGTGCCAAAGATGTCCCTCTAAATAATGTCAACGGTGTAGCACTATGTCCCAATTGTTTTTCTTTATATCACACTGGAGACCTTATCCACTGGAATAAGTATCTAAAGGATATCCAGACTGTCCGTAAAACCAATATTAAGCCGAAAGAGGTGGTTGTTCTTATTGATACGAGAGAACAAACTCCTTGGGATTTTGACGACTTTAAAACTGAGAGGGTTGCTCTTACAACTGGTGATTATCAAATAAAAGGCAGTCCTGACCTTGTTTTAGAACGTAAGGGAACCCCAGAGGAATTGTGGGGAAATTTATTAGAGGGGAAGCGTTTTTCCAAAGAAATGGAAAGATTGTCTGTGTTTAAGTATAAATATGTAATCTGCGATTTTCCAATAGATGCGATGTTGGAAATTCCGTGGAGAATTAAGAAAAAATCTCGTCGTTTTATCAGTCCTCGTTTTGCTATTAGGATGATTATGGAATACGAAATAAAATATGGCGTACATTTTATTTTTTCTACTTTATCATCTAAAGATATAGTGCGTTCAATTATAAAAAGGGTTATAGAAAATTGATAACAACGAATGCATTAGTATATAAAGAAAATATGCTTCAGGTGGCCGAAGATGACTATTCTTGGCTTGGATTAAAAGATATACCTGAAGAAACATATAATTGGTTTCATGATCATGAATACGATATAGGTAAAGATCCAGCCGATGAATTAGTTAGTTTCTTAACAAGTGATTCCTATCTTCATGCTGCTGCTCAGTATATATTGAATGTTAATCCGCTACCGTTCCAAATTGTTATTTTGGATACCCTTTGGAATAAAAGATTACCCCTGTTGGTTGGAAGTAGAGGTTTAGGTAAAACATGGATTATGGCTGTCTATGCTTTATTGAGGGCTGTATTAACACCAGGAGCAAGAGTTGTTATAGTTGGTGCTGGTTTTCGTCAAGCAAAACATGTTTTTGATTATATGACTAACATTTGGGAAAACGCACCGGTTCTTCAGGAAATTACTGGTACCGGCAAAGCTTCTGGGCCAAAAAGAGATACAGACAGATGTTATATGAAAGTAGGTAACAGCATGATTTCTGCCTTGCCTCTTGGTTCTGGTGACAAAATTAGAGGGGAAAGGGCGTGCGTTGGTCCTAAAACTATAGTAGAAACAAATGTTGGTCTTGTAAGAATTAAAGATTCTGAAGATCTTTTGGGGAAGATGTCTGTTTTAACGGGCATAGAAGATAAGACAGAAAGTCCCTCTTGTTTTTTACAAACAAAGCCGATAGATGCCTATAAGATAAGAACAACTGGTGGTTATGAGTTTATATGTTCTGAAATCCATCAAGTATATACAAAGGATGGATGGAAGATAGGGAAAGATCTGACTTTACAAGACTATTTGATTTTTGAAAACAATTATAAGTTTCCGAAAGATATAATTACTCACAATGGATTGACCATAGACGAAAAAATGGCGTGGGTTCTTGGAGTTCTACTGTCTTGTGGGCGTACTGATAGTAAAAATAAGATCTCTTTTAAAGTCTACGATAAAAAAATGTCAGGCAGGATAATCTCTCTATTAAAAGAGATAAGGCCCGATATTTCTGCTCTTAGTATAGAGATACCAGAGCACATAGATATGCTGGGCAGAAATAGGAAGAAGGCTTATGAAATCCAGTTAAATAACCAAAAATTTAGGTCGGAACTCTTGTCTGTTGGATTGGACGTGACCACGGCCAAGGAAAGAGAAATACCGTGGTCTATTCTTAGATCCCCCAGAAGCGTTGTGGTTTCGTTCTTGCGGGGATTATTTGAGACCGGCGGAAACGCTATCCTTTACAAAGATAAGTTTCGTGATAATAATTTAGGTATAACATTTTATTGTTCGTCCGAGCAGTTGTCTTCGGATATCCAGATACTTTTGTCCAAGTTGGATATTTTTGCTGGACGGAATAGCAGGGTGGCTAATGGTGGCACCAAAATAAAACATGCCATTAGGGTATATGGAGATAACGCCTTATCGTTGGCGTCATTATTAAACATAGATAATTGGGTAGATACATATAATAAATCTGAAAAACACGGAAATAGGGCAAAGAAGAAATCATTGCTGCGTGTAACGAGTGTTAAAAAACTTGTTGGTAAATATGTACTTTATGATTATACTATGCCAGAGTCACACTCTTTTATGGGCAATGGGTTTAGACAGCACAACTCACATATCTTAATTGATGAATATGCGTGTCTTGATAAAAACACAGTTATAGAAACTGAACTAGGACTTATAAGAATAGCAGACTGTAGAGATCTGCCCGGAGTGAGTCTATTTACTGGCAATGATCAAAAGCCGATGGAGGTTGCAGATAAGTTTATTATTACTCCTCCGACTGATGTTTTTGAAGTAAAAACGAAGTATGGCTATACTTTCCGGTGTTCTAACATACATACCGTTAAGACTGGGGATGGTTTTAAGCTGGCTAAGGATTTGGCGGCGGGCGATTCCCTTATTTTTGAAAACAAGTATAAATTCCCAACAGATTATATAGTAAAAGACGGACTTACAGTAGACGAAGATCTGGCTTGGCTTATGGGTGTCTTGGTGGCCGAAGGGGCTGTTTGTTCGAAACACTCTATAAGTTTGGTAAATACAGACAAAATTATGACGGATAGAGTCTTTTCTATGTTAGAAAGATATTCTAAAAATAAGGTATACTACATAGAAAAAGAATCTTACGTAGATGACCGTGGATGGAAGTGTAAAAAGTCTTATACGGTCGGAGTGTGTGATATGGTTCTTAGGGATAAACTGGAGTCTCTTGGTCTTTGTAGAAAGCGAGCCAAGGGTAAGATCATACCGTGGTCTATACTTCGCTCCCCGAGGAGTGTTGTGGTAAAGTTCCTAAGTGGTTTATTTGAGGGAGACGGGTCTTGCTTTTTGTATAAAGATAAAAAAAACACAAAAGTAGGCGTTTCATACTATAGTGTATCTCGCCAGTTGATGGAAGAGGTTCAGATAGTATTGGCTAAGTTAGATATTATATCATCAATTTGTTCAAGAAAATCAAATATAGGCAATAATAAACAATGGGTGTTAAGAATAAATGGTATTTATGCCAAGATGCTTATAGAATTGTTAGATATTAGAGACTGGAAAGAGGTATTATCTAAGGCTTTTGTTTTTGAGAGGGAAAAACCTGCCACTAGGCTATTGCCGGTTAAGTCTGTCAAAAAGCTAGAGAGGCAGGAACGCCTGTATGATTTTTACCTCCCGGTTACCAATAGCTTCTATGGAAATTGTTTTATACAGCACAACTCTGTCCCTAAAGAAATTATAGACGTTGTTGTACAGGGTTTTGCGGTTGTTTCTCAGGACCCTGTCGCTAAAGTACGCGAGGCAGCACAAATAGACAAACTCAAAGAAGTTGGTGCTTGGAGCGAAGAAATAAAAAAGGCTTACTATGCTGGACGTGGCGGAAACCAAATTATCAGGAGTGGAACTGCATATTATGCTTTTAACCATTTTGCAGATGATTTTAAGAAATGGAAAGCGGTTATAGAATCATGCGGTGATCCCCAAATAATGAAAGATCTATTTGGCAGTGACCCACTTTTAGACGCTTTCAACTGGCGTGATTATGCGATTTTGCGTATTCCATACACTTCTTTGCCTCGTGGTTTTCTTGATGAGGGTATAGTACAACAGGCTAAGATCACTCTTCACACTGGTCAATTTAACATGGAGTATGGAGCATGTTTCATTACCGATACAAATGGTTTTTATCGTAGAAGTTTGATAGAAAGTTGTACATGTAATAAACCCATAAAGACTTCTGATGGATTTGAGGTGCAGTTTTCCGCTAAGATGTATGGAGAAGAAAATCATAAATGTGTTCTTGGAGTTGATGCTGCGGCCATCAACGACAATATGGCTATGGTCGTACTAGAACAACACGAGACAAACAACAGGGTCGTATACTGTTGGGCTACTCGTAAAAAAGATTTTGACGAACGAAAGAAAGCCGGAATGCTTTCTGAGCACAACTACTACGATTTTTGTGCTAATCAAATAATTGACATATGTAGAAAATTTCCTATAGAACGAATAGAAATAGACTCTGCTGGTGGTGGTCTGGCTATTGTCGAAGCTCTTGCTGATCCCGCTAAATATAAGGGCAATGAATTACCTATTTATGAATTGATAGATGATAAAACAGAAAAGTGGACAGATTCCATGGATGGTAGACATATTGTCAATCAAGTAAAAGTTACTAATAATTATAATAGCGAAGCTAACCATGGTATGAAAAAAGATATGGAAAATAAAAGTCTTTTGTTTCCTAAATTTGATACTGTAGAATTGGCTAAAGCTAATATTATGGATGATCAACTTGAGCTTAGATTTGATACATATGAAGATAATGTTATGAATATAGAAGAACTCAAAAATGAAATTTCGACCATAGTAATTTCTCAAACCTCTAAGTTGGGTGCTGAGCATTTTGATACTCCAGACATTAAGGGAGAAGGCCAAAAGAAGGGAAGGTTACGTAAAGACCGTTTCTCTGCCCTACTTTACGCTAACTATTTTGTAAGGAATAAAAATAAACAAGACTCCATAAATGTAGCACCACCTGTTTTTGGAGGTAGGATTGAACACAAAAATGGTTCTTTGATTAATTCCAGTAAAGAAGTTAAGAACCCTTATATAGGGGCTGGGGCCGGTTTTATAAAACAGGGCAAAAAAACCCCAAATTTTGGTGTCATTGTCAAACATAAATCTGTATAATATAATAGCGGTTCAATTATAATCATATTAGAGGTTTATATGGCTAAGAATAAAGTAATACAAAATGCTCCTTCTGTTACAGATGGATATAAGGTTTTTACAACCAGATCAGGTTCTGTTATCCCTTGTTTTGGGGATAGTATCGACGTAGCTAGAGCGTCAGTAGACATAAATAGTAACCTTACAGTAAGATCTCCATTCAACAGAACTACATATGATTGGTACAGGAAAGATGAACGAATTCCCACTGATTTTAATGATATAATTGAAGCTTGTCGTGCCGCTTATCTAAAATGTGGTGTTGTTCGTACCGTTATAGATATGATGACTGACTTCGGGGCGGATGGGCTGGAATTTATACATCCAGAAATTAAAGAACAGGCCATTATAAATAAATGGATAAAAACTACTTCATTAAAAAATAAGGCCAAGCAATTTTTGCGGCGTTATTACAGAGATGGAAACGTTATTATAAAAAGGAAGACCGGTCTTTTAACTATTCCTGTAGAAAAACAATGGACTAATGGCGGTGTAGATACCAAGTTATACAAAGAGCCAAAATCTCCTTCTAGAGTTATTCCAATTGGATATAGCTTTATAAATCCAAGCTCTGTTAAGAAGGTTGGTGGAAATGCAGCTAAGATTATTGGTGAAACACAGTTAGAGTTTTCTATTCCTCGCGACATGGCAAGACTTAGGGGGTCTACAAAAGATGGAGACAAGAAGCTTTTGTCTAAGTTGCCAGAGGATCTTAGAAAAGCTATTGAAAATGGTGAGACAAAAGTAAATCTAGATATGAGCAAGATATATATTGCTTATTATAAAAAGGATGATGAGGCCGATTGGGGAATAAGCTTTCTATATTCTATCCTAGATGATTTGTCCATGAAAAGAAAAATGCAGCAGGCCGACAGATCTGCACTAGATGGTATTATTAATGCCGTTAGGTTGTGGAAACTTGGCGATCATAAAATGAAGGTATATCCATCTGAGGATCAAGTAAATAGACTTAGGGATATTTTAGCATCAAATACAGGTGGTGGTACCGTAGATTTAGTTTGGGATTCTATGCTTGAATATGAAGAATTCTATCCTCCTACTGACAAAATATTAAACCCAGAAAAATATACAGTTGTGGATCAAGATATTTTGCGTGGTCTGGGCGTTCCCGAAGTTCTATTGGGTGGTAAGGGTGCTAATTTCAGCAATGCTTTTATTCAATTAAAAACTCTTGTAGAGAGACTAGATGAGGGCAGAGAAGCATTGATGGATTTCTTGGAGAATGAGATAGAACAATTTTGTTCTGCTATGAAAATAAACGTTCTCCCAACTATTAAATTCAATAATCGCAGTTTACAAGATGAAAATGTGATGACGCAATTACTTATAAGTATGTGGGATCGTAATATTGTAAGCACAGATTCTTTGCTTAAAGTTGTTAATGAGGATCTTATGGTTGAAATTAGCAGAAAAGTTCGTGAAAACAAATTGAGCAAAGAGAATGGTGGAGTTATCGATCCACTTTCTCCTTTGAGCAGAGGAGATGGTGTAGACTTAGACGACAAAGGAGGAAGACCTCCTAACACAAAAGATATAGCTCCAAGGAAAAGGGAAAACACTAAACCTAGGACAGAGGGATCTTTTATCCTAGATTTTAATTATGTGGATGGTGCTATTGACGATATTGAAAAAATAATAATTCCAAAGTATTTAAAATCAGTAGGATCTAAAAATGTTCGTAGTCTAACTAGTATTCAAAAGGCAGAATTACAGTCTTCTGTAGATTATGTCATATCTGCTATTAAACCCACGGACATTATTACCTCTGATTTGATTGAGAAAATAGCAAAAGGTGAAAGGACAATTAATACCAACATTATTAAATCATTTAATTATAATATGGATAAATTCTATCTTGATAAGTCAAGAGAACCATCTGTCAGAGAAAGAAAAAACATTATGGCAGCCTGTTGGGCGGGAGAAGTAAAAAATGTCTAGAGAGAGGAAATCGTCTATCTTGTCTTTTATGGAGCGTCTTGAGGCGGAATTTGCAAGTGCTAAAGATCATATTGTTCTACATTCAGAAGGGTCTGATCAGGTGGATGCAAAAAATTCTGAAAGTAAAGCAGTTATGGCTGCTTATGATGAACTTTTAAAACACTTTAGAGCAGATCATAAAAGAGAACCGTCTGTCAATCAAAAAAAAGAGCTTATGGTCTCAGCTAGGAATATATTAAAAAATAGAAAACCGTTAACTAGCAGTGATGATAATAGAACTAGGGCATATCAATATTTTAAAAAGGTTATGAGGGAGAATAAAAATGTCTAAATTTGTTATTGAAATTGATTCAGAATCAAAAACATGTAAGGTGTCGGTAGATGGTGTAGAAATACAGCCCGAGGAGTGTTCTGGTGGATATTATATTTATCCTATAAGAGATGATGATGGTAATGTAATTAGAAGGGAGAAAAGCATATACTTTGGCTATGCAGAAGTGGAAACTGGATCTGATGGTAGTACCTCAAGGAAAAGTGTAGGCTGGAACAGCACCGATGCTTCTTCAGAAGCGAGCGACATCGAAAGTGTTGCAGCTTTAGTGAATGATGTTATTAGTAACAAAAATGAGAAAGAAAACTTTTTTGCACAAAAATCTTTAGCAAAATTAATCTCTAGATAATTTTTTACTGTATATAAATATAGACACAGTAAGTATTTTTTATTGGCGAAAGTATGGAACATATAGAAATATTCGAAGATGAACTAAATCTAAGGGATATCATAGAGCAAAATAACTCTATAGCTATTAATGTTCCTTACAAAATTGCGAAGGGCGATAGTGTAGCTTCGTATGCCAGTAAGCTTCGAGAGAGCTTTGAAAATGTGTCTAGTTCTGGAGAAGAGGCTCGCAACACTGATTTTTCTAAGGTTTTGGCCCGTTTGGCTAAAGCGTCAAAATCAAAAAAGATTGATAAACAAGTAGATCTTCTGTACGGAGATGCTATTTTAGTTTCTGCTGGCATAAATCTAAATGATGATATTTTTTTGCCTTCAGAGATATGGTCCGCCAGAGATACACCCGTTAGTAAGCCCAGCAACTGGGGTCATAGCAAAAAAGAAATTATTGGACATATAACTGATTCGTGGGTTGTCAATAATAGCACCGGTAAAATTATTAAGAAAGATGATGAACTTACAGATCAGATAGATATATATATTTCTTTTGTGGTATATAAAGCGATTTTTCCGGAATACGCTTCTAAAATAGAAGAGGGCGGACCTACTGGTGAGCTTTGTGTATCTATGGAGTGTATGTTTCATGGATTTGATTATGGATTTGTGAATGATGATGATTCATTGACTGTGGTGGCCAGAACAAAAGATACAGCTTTTTTGACAAAGCATCTGCGTGTTTATGGTGGGACTGGAGAATATGATGGTAAAAAAATTGGTAGAGTCTTAAAAAATATTGTTTTTATAGGTAAGGGTTTTGTTGATGAGCCTGCTAATCCAAAATCATTAATAACATCTGTAGCTAATATAAACTATTCTAAAATGGAGAATAAGATGAATCAAGAAGAGAAAATTGCTGAACTGACTAGCAAATTGGCTGTTGCTGAAAAAAGAATCGCTGAGTTTGAGCACGCTGACAAAAATGCCGAATTGGCGAAAGTTGTGGCAGAAAGAGACGAGCTAAAAACTGAGCTTGATTCTGTTAAATCAGAAATAGAAAAGGTTAAGGCTGAAATTGTAGCTAAAGAGGAAGAGATAAAAAGTCTATCTGAAGCTTCTGAAAAAGTAAGCAAAGAGCTTGAAGAAGCTAAAAATTCGCTTAATGAAATTGGTAAAGATGCTGTTGCCGAAGAGAGGTTGGAAAAATTAGTTGAAGCTGGCTTTGCACCCAAAGAAGATACCAAAGAACAGATCAGAGACATGTCTGATGCTGAATTTGAAAAAATGTTCAAGTTTGTGTCAGATGCCATTGTATCTAAGGGTGAACAAGAAGAAGTAGATAATACGGTTACTCAAGCAGAAAAAGATGCCAAAGAAGCTGCTGAAAGGGCTTTGAATAATGTTGAACCAGAAGACGACGCAAATGCTTCTGTGGATGATACCCAACCAGAAGTTAGCGGTGCTCAAGTTTTGGCTAAAATTTTTGGTAAATAAAATATACTGTAAAATATTTTACTGTATATAACTATAGAAGAACAGTTATAAATCTAAAACGGAGATAAAATATAATGGCACTTAAAGCTGACAGACAAATCAATGCATATGAAATACAATTTCACTTTCCTGATATTTCGGAACGTGGGGTAGTTGTATCTTTCAGTGGTTCGACAAGTGGAGTTAACCCAGATTCAACCGACAACACCGTACATGTTCCTGCCTCTCCTTCCGGGATGGTGCCTGTTGGTATGTTGCTGGCTGATGTGGTTTCTTTAGATCTTTCGAAGTACGCTAGAAATGTTTATAAAAATGAGCAAGTGAGCGGTGAAAAGGTTCCTCTTGCTACTAAGGGATGGCTGGTAACCGATAAAATTTATGGTACTCCTGCTATCGGTGGAACCGCTTATCTTGGCTACTCTGGATATCTGTCACCAACAAGTACAGATGGTAATGAGTCAGATGAAGGTAACGCAGTTGTTGGTAAGTTCTTGAGTACGCTTGACGAAAACAATTACGCACGTGTTGCGATTGATCTTTAATTAATAATAGAGGGAGAGGCATAAATGAATATTGATTTTACTAAATTAGAAGAGATGTCGGAACAAGAAAGAGAAGTAGCTATGGCTACTTTTTTGGAAACCGGATCTAAAGATGTTGTTGTTGCACAAAAAGCCCAGGAGACATTTGCTGCGGCAATTAAGGGACCTATTCGTAGTGGGTTGTTGTCTGGAGATATCATACATGGTATTTTTACTCCAGAACAAATGAAACCGGATGTTCCCGCTATATATCCAGTAGATCTTTTTACTGCTGGTAACGCCAATGACTTTGCGGCTTATACAATCCCCAACGAAGGGCGTATTCCTCAACGTCACGTAGAAGGTGATTATATTACTGTACCAATGTATTCAGTTGGAAATGCAATTGATTGGTTGTTAAAATTCAACCGTAACGCTAGATGGGGTGTGATAGGTCGTGCCCTAGAGGTTTTTGAGGGTGGTTTTGTTAAGAAAATGAATACGGATGGCTGGCACTGTCTGCTTGCCGCTGGTGTTGATCGAAACATTCTTGTGTCCGATTCTGATGCTACTGCTGGATTGTTTACTAAGCGTCTAGTTAGCTTGTTGAAATTGACTATGCGTAGAAATAGTGGAGGCAATAGTGCCACTCCTAATCGTGGTCGTCTCACACACCTATTTATGGGTCCAGAGGCTCTAGAAGATATACGCAATTGGGGTGTTGATCAAGCTGACGATATTACTAGAAGAGAAATCTTTGTGGCCAAAGATGGTTCTATCAATAGTGTTTTTGGTGTGAATCTTGTTGATCTCGATGAACTTGGTGAGGGTCAAGAGTATCAGAATTACTACACGGATGTTTTAAGTGCCAGTATGGCCTCAAATGACGTTGAAATTGTGGTTGGTCTTGATCTTTCTAACAAAGATAGTTTTGTTATGCCTATCGATGGTGATGTTGAGGTATATAATGATCCTTATCTACACAGAGAGCAAAGAATGGGTGTTTATGGATGGGCTAACCTAGGTTTTGGATGCTTGGATACCCGAAGAGTAATTATAGGTTCTCTGTAAATTTACAGTTAATCTTATGGCAATCTATGATAGGGCGGGCGAGTTAAAACGCCCGCCCTTTGTTCAATTAGAGGTATAAAAATATGTCTTGGGATACAACTTTGGTAACAATGACAAGAGTTCTTATTAACGATCTAGGTATCACCAAGAGACAAACCGATAATAATATAGCTGAAGCTATAGTTGTTGGTGGCGTACTTTTATCACAAATATTTAATTTCTCTCGTACTTACGTATGGGACATAGATACGCCGGGAATTTATCCAGATCCCTGCGATGATACAGAAGCTGTAGCTCTGCTTCCTCTAAAAGCAGCGAGTTTAATTAATATGGGTGAATATCAGTTAGCAATAAGCACTGGGATTAAGGTCAGGGACGGAGATTCTGAGGTTGACACTACTCAAGCTTTTGGTGGCTATAAAGATATTCTTCTTCTTGGCCCATCTGCGGCTTTGGATAAAATTTTAGCGAGTAAATCAATGAGATTTGGTAAAGCTATTGTTGGTCCAGTTTCTACCTCTGAGACTGATTATTCCTATATGATGAATTATACTATTAATTTTTATAATGGAATTGTATAAATGGCACTCGATCTTACAAGAGTAGTTCCAATATATCAGGAAAATATAGATGCTTTAATAAATCAATTGGGCAAAACGATAACATTATATTTTGAACCTACTAAAACAGATTGTCCAAATTGTATTTTTGATAGCACTACCGGACGTTCTAGTGGACGATACAAAGAAGGTGGGCCAATCCCATTTACAAATGGGATGACATGTCCATATTGTAAGGGTGTTGGTTTTATCAGTAGTAATTCAACAGAAGATATTAAAGGTCTTATTAAATGGAATCCCAAGGAATTTAATCGCTATTCAGTAAATATAAATATTAATACAAATACCTGTCGTGTAAAAACATTTTTAAGTAATGTTGCTGATATTAATAAAGCTATTTATGCTGTTATTCAATCTGATACATCATCTATTCTTGAGCAAAAGGTGTATTTGGTACGACAACCAATTCCAACAGGTCTCCAGGAAGATAGATACGCTCTTACATATTGGAGTACAGATAAAGATGGCTAGTTTTGTTCGCGGTAGAACCAATATTAAAATATCTCACGGTTTTACCGAAATGGTCAGTAAGAGAATAAAATCACGACTTGAGGGTGGTATTAGATCTATAAGTGGAAAAATTAAAGACAGACTTCGCGATGATATCATGAATATGATTGTGTCTACAGTTGTATGGGATGGTATATTGGGAAATTACAAGGGTGACGTAGATTATGATTTGCAGGCTCATTTTGGCTTAAGAGATCCTAGTAAAACATTAGATATCATAGAAAAGGAAATAAGAAGACAAATAAATATTAGCATTAGATCATCTTCTACTAAAAATAACTTGAAAGTTACAATAACCATGAATGATCTTGATTATAATGTTATCGCTGGTCTTCCTGGAGGAACATATATCAGTTATAGAAGAATAAGAAAAGGCAACAAAAATGTGGTTTATGGCACAGAAATACCATGGCTTTCATGGCTTATGGACCCGTCTTCAGCAACGGTGGGCGGTTGGCATGTAAATTTTGACTTAGAAAATACTGAAAAGTCCAGATCTAGATCAGGAAGAGCACTTATGTTTAAGGGTGGCGGATGGAATATACCGGCGGTTTGTAATCCTACTGTTGGAGTTAATTTTATAGATGATTTACTTCTTGATGATAAATATATGTCCTTGATATCAAGAAGGCTTATTGATTTAATAAGGAAAGCGATAAAATGACAGATACCTTTTCAGGATTAACAACCTTACACTCGCCTCTAATAAAGACTAATCTTTATTCTAACCTAAAGTCTTGGTTGGAATGGTCTTTTTTGAGTCTTGGAGAATATAGCAATGAAATTCTATCCGAAGAAGGCTCTTTCGGTTTAGATCCTTCTGGAACAGTTCTAAATAATGTTTCTCCTACTACTTACGAAGGGCTTGGAGGATCTTGGGTATGGCAGTCTGGACTAACCACTCCTTCTGGTGTGGACAAACCTGTTATTTGTAGTGGTATTTATATAAATGGTGATTTTGTTGGCTCTGGTGATACTGGAATATATGAGCATACTTTAGATTTTAATAAAGGAAGAGTAATATTCAAAAATAATGTTAGTGGGTATGAAGTTAAGGCAGAGTATTCGTGGCCTCATATAAATATTCAGAGTGCTGATTCGGAATCTTTTAGAGTAGTAATGGAAGATTTATGGAGTTCATATTCAGATTTTGACAATAAGCCAAACAACAATATTCCTAAGAATAGGAGAATATATCTTCCTACAATTTTTATAGGGATAAGAAATAGTAGTCCTACTGGGTTTTCATTGGGTGGTGGTAAAATATTCCATCACGAAATAATTATGCATGTTATGGCAGACAATCCTATTACAAGAGATCAAATAGTGGATGCCTTGTCCTATCAGTCTGACAGAACAATTGTTCTTTATAATCACGGCACTGCTCCACAGTGTTTTAATTTTGATGGATCTTTAGCTGATGGTAGACTTGAATACCCTCAACTAAAAGAGTCTTATCCTTGGAGTAGAATGAGAATTACTGATATAAAAACTGTCGTTCCAGAGAGTCAAATAGGTATATATAGAGGAAATGTACATTTTAAAACTGAGGTTCTTATGTACGGTCTATAATATCCAACTATAGATCATTTTCCTGTATAATATTATAGAGAGTATAATTATCTAACTATGGAGAATATTGATGGCTAATAAAAGAGTTTTTTATCCTTGCGAACAAGTTGGTATTGCCCCAGATGGAACTAAGACCTTTACTGCCCTGAAGGGTGTTCAGGTTGTAGATCTTAATACTAGTTTTAATCTAGAGCAAGTGTTTGAACTTGGTCAGCTTGAGATTTATGAGAATATTGAGACACTTCCCAATGTAGAGGTGACTGTAGAAAAGGTTCTTGATGGTACCCCATTAGCATATTTTTTGGCTACTTCTGGAGCTACTGAAAATACGCTTCTATCTCGGAGTGACGTAAAAAGCATTGTAGGGATGTCTTTTTTCTCTGATACGTCGGTAAGATCATCTGGAACACCATTACACGAAGTGGTTATGAGTGGGATGTTCGTCAACTCATTGTCATATAGTTTTCCAGTGGATGGTAATTTCACAGAAAATTTATCGTTAGTAGGTAACGACATGGCTTGGGCTACTGACTCGTTTACCTTCAATGGTCAGTTTACTGCTGATGAAAATGCGGCAGTAGATGCTTCTGGTGTTCAGCGTAGAGAAGATCTCGATATGGCCAATTCTATATGGCCGACAGAAATTATTGGTATTGAGGGCAATGGCCGCAACGTAGAAGCTTCTGGTTCGTATCTTGTCCATATTCAAGATATCGAAATATCTGTTGATCTCGGAAGAGAAGATATCAATGAACAAGGTAGAAAACGTCCATATCACCGTTATGCCACGTTTCCTGTCGAGGTAACATGCTCTATTTCTACTTTGGCTGCTGGTGATTTACCGGGACACGGAATTGATGCTGATTCAGAGAGTGATAATAACCTCACCGACCAAAAAATAAAAATTGTTCTTAATGATGGCACTGCGTTCGATCTTGGTAATAGGAATAAATTGTCTAGCGTAACATTCGGTGGAGGTGACGCCGGTGGTGGAAATGCTACTATAACTTATAATTATAGTAACTGGAATACACTAACTATCACAGGAAATGACGTGGGTTTTTAGAAGCCCTCCCGTCTTTCGTAGTGGACGCGGAGGAAGTCCCTGATCCAGATATTAGGGGATATTACTACGATCTTGGCATAACTATTAACGGCGAGGCTGTTTATGGCAATGCTGTGACACAAGAAGCATCGACGTGGTTTATATATTGTTTTGATGATCAAGCAGATATATATATAATCAATGGCTCTCTAAATGTTCATCCTAATCCGGGTGATGAAGCACATTGGCTCAACTCTAGTTTAACTGGTACTTATACCCCAGTTGGAGAATCGGCTACCGGAGAAGTCGTAGTGATTGCTTTATAGTCTAAAGAAAAACCAGATTTATCGAATGGGGCCAGAAATAATCTATCTGGCCCCATTTTTACTGTATATATATACAGAGGGATAGTTTTGGATAGTCTCAGTTAAGCTAGAGGGAATACAG